AATAAGATGCGCATTCAATGCATCACATCCATAAGCGAGAACTCTTGTGACAATTCTCAATCTAGGATCGAGCTTCAAAGGTCTTTCTGGAAAAGCCATTCTCTTTGCAATATCAGAGGATTCACGATTTACTACTCCTCGGAGCCATACGTGCCCCAAGAACTCTGAAAGGTCTGATGCCTTCTTCGCTAACACGGATTTCTCCACATTAACTTTAACACCTAGTTCAGAGCAAACCTTCTGGATTAAAGCCATTGGGTGATAAGTAGCCATTCCAAAGATGGAGTCATCTCCAAGTACCAACACCTTATCCTCAAAAATGGGTTGTGCATCAAGTCTAAAAGATAGATACTGCAATATAAGAAAATTGGCAATACTATCAACTAGCTGAGTGAAGTAGGACCCGGAAGGCACGCCTTGATGCTTCTGGTAAACATAACCATCTGGCATTATGATTCTAGTGTGTATAAAATAGTGCACAATAGAATTCCAGCCAATATCATCAACTTCTCTAAAGTGAGTCTTCAAAACCTCAAAAACAAAAGAGATTAATGATGGATGAAGGCTGGCATCATAAGAACTAAAATCCAAACAGTAACGCAAACTAGAATTATCTATTCGTACTAGCCGGCTTGCAAGTTCATGTCGATGTAACCCAAACGCCATAGGCGTCCTTTGACATAAGAACCAATCAATAAGAGGTCTAGCGTATTTAGCCTCGAGTAAAGTCATTGATAGAGGATAACCCCACACTAATCTAGTCTTTGGACCTTCGTTTTTCTTCCCGTGTTGTATCCTATGGTATGCCAGACATGGATCTGGTGCTTTGGTCCCTTTCTCAATTTTTTCCATTCTATTCAAGTCTTTATCTAACGCTTCTCCCTTACTTGTAAACTCGGGTGCTCCTGAAGCCTTCTCTAGCTTAATCGCAGCTTGAAGTTCTTCATAATCCCCAATCGGCTCAAGTTTCCTAGTGCCCCCAAAGACTCTCATGGTAACAGCCTTAGCCATCTCTAACGCTTGCGCATCAGCCATAAGACTCGGTCTTAACCCATACTTGCCTAAAGCAATGAATAATTTACTAGGCTCATAGACTGATTTATTGTCTAATGTAGGATTAAGATTAAACCCTTGATCTTGCAAAGCCCTCAAAACATGATACTCCACTACAACACCACTCGTACCACTAAGTGTCGGCATAATGGCATCCAAGCGTCTCGAATAGTATTTATACTTCCGATTCACCGTCCCTAAGTCGTTGCTTAAAGTTAAACACATAAGTGCCTCCTCTCACGTTTTCTCGCCTTAACAAACCAGTGCAAGTTTCTGGTGATAAGCTTGATAAGTGCCTACCTACTAATCA